GGAATCCATAAAACCACAACTGGATGCTAATCAGCGCAAATACGAGAACGGATGCAAGGGTGGCAAACCAAAGCCTAACCAAAGCCTAACCACCCCCGAACCACAAGCTAACCAAGACCTAACCACCCCCGAACCACCCCATAACCTAATGTATAATGATAATGGGAATGACAATGAAAAGGAAGAAGGAAAAATGAAAATACCAAAGAGGGATTCGAGTGTGGCTTTTGGTCAATTTTGGGATGCATATCCCCGCAAGACATCCAAGCAATTAGCATCCAAAGCCTTCGCCAAGCTATCCGATGAGAACCAGCAGAAGGCCATCGCCAACATCGCAAGGCTTTACGCCAATACCGAGGTGCAGTTCGTACCCCATGCCGCAACCTACCTCAATCAAGCCCGATGGGAAGACCAGACCATCGTCCGAACCAATACCTTTGCAAGACCACTAACTGAATCCGAAGATGAAGACCTACCTTATTTCCGCTGAACGCAGGCTCTTGTCTTGCCTGCTGGACTCGTTTATCGACCGAGCATCGTTTCTGATGCAAATCCCCGAACGCCTGTTCACAGGAAACAACGTCTTTATTTACCGAGGCATTGAAGCTTTGCACCGAGCAGAGCGGCCCGTGGACTTGGTGACCCTGCACCAGTACTTTGTGGAGAACGGTCAAACCTTTGTCACCCTTGACCTTGGTGCTATTGCGGATGGCATTACCATCACCTCCGATTGGAAGACCTACGCCGCCGACTTAAACCAAGCATGGAAGCAAAGGGAGGAGCAGCAAATCATGGCAGACCTTGCCGTTGACCGGGATATTCCAAGAGCATTTGCCCGATACCAAGCCATGCAAGCCGTGGAAACCAACGCCAGCGAAACCACCGCCCATGAACTTGCCAAGGAGTACCTGATAAACATGAACGAAGTCAGGGAAGGCAGACGCAAGGATTCGGTTTACCCTACCTATATTTTCCCGATTGACCGACTTCTTACAGGATTTAAGCCATCCGAGTTCATCCTGCTTGGTGGTCGTCCTGCGATGGGCAAGACCTTGCTTGCTTTGCAAATCGCCATGAACCAAGCCATGGCTGGTATTCCTGTGGTGTTCTTTACAATGGAAATGAGTGCCGACCAGTTAAGCCAACGGATGCTTTCCAACCTTGCTGAGATGGATGGCTCGCACTTCCTGAACCCAATCGAGCGAATAACCTCCGACCAATTCCTTACCTTGGGGCAAAAAGCTGATTTGCTTAAATCCAAGCCGTTGTACATCGTTGACCTGCACCAAGCCAACCTTGACCGGATTGAAGGCGAAATAGCCAAACTGAAAACCAAGTACGGCGTTTGCGGATTCTTTCTTGATTACCTTCAACTCATTGAACCTTTTAAGATGGACAAGCCCAAGGCCAAAATTGAGCAAATGACTAACATCAGCAAAACCTTGAAAAGCATTTGCAAAAGGCAGAAGGTGTTCGGGGTGGTGGTGTCATCGCTATCTCGTGCAACCGAAGGCAGAGCAGACCATCGCCCTATTATGTCAGACCTTCGGGAAACAGGTCAACTTGAATTCGATGCTGACAAAATCGCTTTTGTGTACCGACCCTATGAGCATGACAAAACCAAGGAGCAAGACCTGATGGAAGTCATCGTCCGTAAGAACCGCAACGGAATGCTTGGCACTGCAGGCATCCAGTGCCTACTGCCATTCACCAAAGCAAACGAATATCCAAGCATTACATGATGGAAGAATATAATTTGCAAGCCGCCTGCGTCAAGCTATTCGCTATGCTGCGACCCAAGGAGGAGGGTCTGCTATTCCTGAACCTCAACAACCCCCGAAGCCGTGCTAACGGTTACTTCCTCAAGGGCATCGGCCTAACCGCTGGCGTTGCCGATATGACCTACCTATCCCCCAAAGGCGCAATATTCCTTGAGTTCAAGGCACCCAAGGGCAAGCAATCCCTATCCCAAAAGTGGTGGCAAGGCTTGGTCGAAGAGGCCGGGTATCGCTACGAGGTCATCCGAAGCGTTGAGGACTTCCAGCAATTATTAAACGAATGTTCCTAACTTGTGCATAACTTTACCAAACTAAACTTAAACCACATGGAACATCAATTCCCATATAATTGGACGTTAAAAGACGCAGTTTTTACAAAAGATAAAGGCAAGGTTTTTAGTTGTTTTGCTTGTGGAGGTGGTTCAACAATGGGATATAAGTTGGCTGGTTTTGATGTTTTAGGATGTAACGAGATTGACCCTAAAATGATTGAAGCGTACAAGACTAATCACAATCCTAAGTATACTTATTTAGAACCAATCCAAACATTCAAACTTCGTGACGACCTTCCTGATGAACTATACCAGTTAGACATATTGGACGGCTCTCCACCTTGTAGTAGCTTTTCAATAAGTGGTAATAGAGAAAAAGATTGGGGTAAGAAAAAAGTTTTTAAAGAAGGTCAAGCAAAACAAGTCCTTGACACTTTGTTTTTTGATTTTATTGATTTAGCAAAAAAACTGCAACCAAAAGTCGTTATAGCCGAAAATGTTAAAGGGCTTCTTTTGGGTAATGCAAAGGCTTATGTTAGAAAAATATACGAACAGTTTCAAGGTGCTGGTTATTATGTTCAACACTGGCTTTTAGATAGTTCAAAAATGGGTGTTCCTCAAAAAAGAGAAAGAGTTTTTTTTATTGCTTTAAGGGATGACTTAGCTGACATTTTTTTATCTCAAGCAGATATGTTCACAGTTGCTCCTAAATTGGATTTATATTTTGATGAAAAAAAAATTACGTTTGATAAAATTTACAAAAACTACACCGATAGACCTCTTACCGAAAATATGCAAAAAATTTGGGAAGCAAGAAAAAACGGCGATATAGGTTTTGAGGATATTAATTTAAGACAATTTGGCAAACTAAATATGCATTTTAATTATAAGTTTATTTACAAGGACGATGACAGTATTAATACGATTACTGGAAGTGATTTATGCGTTTTATTTGACCAACCAAGACACAGGAATTTTGACGAGCTTTGTGAGTGTGGTTCTTATCCAAAAGATTACAACTTTTTAAAAAATAAACCTCAATACTTGATTGGAATGAGTGTTCCCCCAGTAATGATAGCACAAATTGCAAGGCGGGTTTATATCCAATGGCTCTCAAAAATTAATAATTAACCACTAAACCCAAACCTATGAAACCAACCCCCATCGATTTCCGCCGCTGGCAACTGCACATCCGCAAGGCTTGTGCGACCTGCCTTACCCCCGACCATGCCGAAACCATCAGCCCATGGCGGGTGAACTGGGTGCTGCTTGGCCACGTCCTTAACGCTAAAAAAGCCTAAGCCATGGAATGGACACGCCTAACCCCTGAAACAATGCCCGACAAGATGGAGGAGGTCTTCATTGCCCTGCACGATGGCAACTACGCCGTGGCTTGGCTTAGAGATAACCCTACGCCGACATTCACCAACATCCACAACGATGTATGGTGGGTGCATGAAGTCAGCCATTGGATGTATCCTCAACCCCCGAAGCCATGACCACAAGCGTAATCTACCACATGATTCAAGAAGTGGCCCAAATCTTCAATACCACGCCCAGTGCTATTGTTTCGGTGAACCGCAAGAGAAAAAACGTCCTTGCACGCAATATGGTAGCCGACATCGCCTACTCCGAATTTTTGTTTACCTACAGCGAAATAGGCAGCATTCTAAAGCGCAGGCATTCTACTTTAATCAAGAACAACGTCACCTATTTCAGCGATTTGCGGGCAAATTCCGAATTAAAATTGATAAGAAAAAAAGTTTTGCACAATGCACAGGATTACTTGCGACATCTTTATGATGGTTATATTTGTGATTAAGTGCGACTTATGTCGTCGGTCAGCACCCCGATAAGAGGCTTGACCGTGAGATTCGGTTAAGGGTCAGCGTAAAGCTGGCCCTTTTTTTTGCAATATCTTTGCGCATGGCATCAGCGGAGCAGATTATCCTTGACCTTTACCGCAGCGGCGAAATCCGCAAAGCCTGCGTCACCATCACAGGCGGCGACCCGCTTTGGCGGGATTTGGAACAGGAATGCGTACTAATTTTGCTGGAGAAAGACCCCGACAAAATCCTGCAAATCCACTCCCAAGGTTACTTCAAGTTCTACGTTGTCCGTTTGCTGCTGAACCTCTACCGAGGCAAAAACAACCAGTTTGCACAAAAATACCGCCACCACGACACTAATGAAGAAATCGACCCCAACGCCGATATGACACATGAAGAATACAACTCGCTCATGGACGATATGTGGGCGATAGCCGAGGCCGAGATGGATTCTTGGGCCAAGGAGGGGGCGTTTCCCTATGACAAGGAACTGCTGAAACTTCACATGGCCACAGGCAACATGAAGAAATTAAGCCGAGAAACGGGCATCCCGTACCGCTCGGTAATCTATTCTATCGAACAAGCCAAGGCCAAAATCAAGGCCGCAATCCTTTTAAACCATGGAAATGATACTACCGCTCCTCGTCAGTAGCCTTGCCGCCCTCGCCATTGCCGAATACCACGTCCTGCCCGGTTGGTGGTACAAGACATGGCTTGGCAGGCACAAGCCGTTCAGCTGCGTTACCTGCCTATCGTTTTGGCTTGGCTTTATGTTTGGAATTACGGTTTTTAATTTCAATGCCGTGGTGATTTTTGCTGCTATCCTGTACGGCCTTGCCTCGGCAGGGCTTACCGTTGTCATCCTGCAACTGACGAACCGATGACTCAAGACCAGTTCCTTCTTGCCCAAAAGCACCGGCACTACTGGGAGCAATACCAAGCTCACCTGTATATGCGGCTGTCGCCCGAAGCCGTCCATGACCTGCAAACCATCCTTGTTGCCCATGGCAGACCCAACACGAATTGGTGGTGTGCCGATTGCGTAAAATCTGCCCTTCAATACATTTACCAAGAGGCAGACACCTTTGCCGAAGCCAATCAACACACCGTCACCCATGCCCTTACCAACACCTCAAAGCAATGAAACCAGCGACCAATTCCTTGGCCGTTGTATGTCCAACGCTAATACCATGGCAGAGTTTCCCGATGCCCAGCAACGGCTGGCAGTTTGCAGCAACCTGTATGCTAACCACAAGCGTCAAGCGTTTGAATCTTATGCCGACTATGGCGAAGGGGTACGCAACAACGCCAAGCGTGGCATTGAACTCAACGAGCGTAATGGCAACAAATGCGCTACACAAACAGGCAAGGTCAGGGCGCAGCAGCTTGCAAGCGGTGAGGGGATTTCGCTGGAAACAATCAAGCGTATGCACTCCTACCTCAGCCGTGCAGAAACCTACTACGATAACGCTGACTCTACCAGCGACTGCGGTTATATCTCATACCTGCTTTGGGGTGGCAAGGCTGCCCTTGGCTGGAGCAGGAACAAACTTCGAGAACTTGGCGAACTCGACTAAAAAATCAAATCAAGAGGAGCAAATCCAAGCAAGGACGGAATCCCTGATGATGGTCATTTCGACCCTCTGCGACTGCATTACTGCGGTGGATGAATCCAACGCACCCAATGCCTACGCCGTAAAGATGAAAATCGTGGACAAGATTGACCAACTGATTGACAAAATTGAGTACTAATGCAGACCCTACCGATAGGCAAAATTAAATCCAACCCGAACAACCCCCGCACCATCAAGGATGACAAGTTTTTCAAGTTGGTACAATCGCTCAAAGACCTGCCCGAAATGGCTAAGGTTCGGCCCGTGGTCGTCAATCAGGACATGGTTGTGCTTGGCGGCAATATGCGACTTAAAGCTATGAAGGAAGCAGGATGGAAGGAAGTGCCTGTTGAGGTCGTGGATTGGGATGAGGACAAGCAACGGCAGTTCATCATTAAGGACAACGTGGGCTTTGGAGAGTGGGATTGGGAGATGCTGGCGAACCAATGGGATGCCGAGCAGTTGGATGATTGGGGCCTTGACATCCCCGCCTTTGATGACCCGAAGGAACTGCAAGCCGATGAGGACGATTACGAGATGCCCGATGAAATCAAGACCGACATCGTGCTGGGCGACTTGTTTGAGATTGGGCCTCACCGATTGCTTTGCGGGGATAGCACGGATTCGGATGCGGTGGCGAGATTGATGGATGGGGAGAAGGCAAGTTTTGCGATTGCCGACCCACCTTATAATGTCGGCTATGAATACAATAGCCACAAAGACAATAAATCAAAAAAGGATTATTTTGATTTTTGTCAAGCATACACAAATAACGCATTAACGCATTCAAACGTTATAGCCATCACTTGCGGAAAGGCTAATGAAAAAAATTATACAGGCAGACCAGATTACAAAGAATACTTGATTTGGTTCAAAAAATTTGGATTGTCAAGAGGTTCTTTTTACAAAGCGATGGTTACTGAACCAATTTTGTTGATTGGTGAAAAGCCTAAAAATAAATTTTATCCAACTGATTGTTTAGAATTTGGAACTGATAGAGAAAAAGGTTTAAGAGAATTGCACACTTGTCCAAAACCAGTAAAGTTGTTTGAGGCAATTATTGAACCAATGACTGAACAGGGTGATGTTGTTTTAGAAATGTTTGGCGGTAGTGGCACAACTTTAATCTGCTGTCATCAAATAAATAGAAAAGGGAGAGCAATAGAAATTGACCCGAAATACTGCCAAGTCATCGTTGACCGTATGCTCAAACTTGATTCAAGCCTTGAGGTCAAGAGGAACGGCGAACCGTACAAAACAGGCGAATAACAGGCGATGCCAATTCCAAACGAAGAACTCAATCAATTCCCCAAAGGAACCAGCGGCAACCCCAAAGGTCGCCCTCGCAAGTTTGTCAGCCTCCTTGCATCGCAGGGCTATACCCGCTCGGAAATCAACGACACACTTCAGGCCATGATGTCCATGACGCTGGAGGAACTTGCCGAGGTTTACAAAGAACCCAAGGCCACCATCCTTGAGAAAACCGTGGCAGGAGCAATGAAGAAATCGCTGGAGAAAGGAACGCTTTACTCGCTGGAAACATTGCTCTCAAGGGTGTACGGTCAGCCGAAGCAAGAGGTCGCTGCATCCATAACCCCTCAACCGATATGGAAGGGCGTAAAGTTAGAAGTTGATAGCGACAACAACGACAGTCAAGATTAGCAGGCTGCGAAAGCGTGTCCGAATTGTACAGGGCGGCTCATCGGCAGGCAAAACCTTCGCCATCCTTTCCCTGCTCTATTCCTATGCTTCGGATGAAAAGCAAGGGCCATACGAGATTTCGGTAGTGTCCGAATCCATACCGCACCTACGGCGTGGGGCTTTAAAGGATTTCCTTAAAATGCTGCGTTCTACGGGGCTTTATCAGGAGGAACTATACAACCGCACTCTGCTCCGCTACGAGTTCCCCCACGGGTCTTATATTGAGTTTTTCAGCGCAGACCAAAGCGACAAGATGCGAGGGGCAAGACGTGATGTCCTGTTCGTAAACGAGGCTAACAACATCAGCTGGGAAGCCTACCATCAACTTGCTATCCGAACGAAAACGGCGGTTTATATTGACTACAACCCCGTGCAGGAATTTTGGGTGCATACCGAATTGATGCACGATTCCGATTCGCAGTTCCTGTTGGTTACTTACAAGGACAACCAAGCACTT